ATGATAAAATAAAAAAGTCTGGCCACAGTCATAACATAGAACTAATATCTGATATGGACAGCATTAAATATATGCACGAAGGTAGAAGAATGAGGAAAGGGACACAATTTAATGGCTAACACGCTAAAAAAAACATTATTATTATTGGTTGATTTTCATGGCCATCCTATATTTGGTGATGACCACACAAATGAATTAAGATATAGTACTTTAAATAGTATGTTGCAGGTAGACCAAAGAGAAATGAATATAGTATCAAATCATTTAGAAAGTGAATACCCGACAGAGCGTGGTCCTAATAAATTAAAAGAAATGAAAAGAATATATGACCTTGAAGGTGTACACCATTGGGATAGAATTGATCCTGACGCAGAGCCACAACATACTATACAAGATATAGAACTACTATTTGCAAGAAGAAACTATAAAATCCACAATGTAATAATAGGTGGCACAAATTTAGCAGGTTGTGTATTAAGATCAAAGCCATACTCAGCAATACATTGGGCAGCAAAAGGATATAAAACACAAATTTTCTTACCATTATGTGCTGAATATCAATTACCAGGTGTAAATCAAGCAGAAAGAAACTCACATGCTACATCAATAATGTATAATGTTATAAGAGATTTAAGGTTATGGGATGAAATTGATATTGTAAGGGAAATGAAAGGGTTGGATATAGTGTGAGTAAATGCAACGATAAACAAGAGAGAGAATTAGATTTAGAATTACCTGAATACATGACAAAAGGTGGACCAGGTGATAAGTCTGGACCTGGTGTAGTTGATACATCTAAATGGTTTAAAGGACAATTAGATCCAACAAATTGGAATTATAGACCTTTTGTTATTGAAGAAGGCTCAATAGGTCAACAAGCAAAAGACCAAGAGATATTTTTCTGTGATATACCTTTCACGCAACTCTATATGGAAATGTCAGGCAACTATTCAGCATGTTGTTTTGGTGCACAAGCAGATGGACAAAATGGTTTGCCAGACCATAATGTAAAAAATACAACACTAAAAGAATGGATGCTTGATAGTGATTACATGAATCAAATACGTAAGGAGATGTTAGACCCTAAATCTGATTTAAAAATGGTCAGTAAAACTTGTTGGAGATGTATAGCAGATGAAAAACGTTATGGTAGATCCAGAAGAACAGCATGTATGAAGATTCATACACAAGACGCAGAATTTTGGGATGCAATAGAACGTTCAGTATTAATGTTTAAAGCAACAGGCCAATATGAGTTTGAAGAAAGAATAATAGAAGTACAATTAAAAGTTTATGGTGACGAATGTAATTTAGATTGTTATATGTGTTTACATACAAACTCATCAACACGTCAACAGGTTGCAAAAAAAGGTGTATGGAGTGATGAAATATTTGGTGAAACTGCTTATAGTAGTGCTTTTGAAGGTGGTGCTAAGAAAACGTTTACAAAGAAAAACGTGGAAGACATGATACAACAAACTGTAGAATTAGCACCTTTCATACGAAGTATAAAAATCATTGGTGGTGAACCATTAATTATGAAAAAACATTATGAACTGTTGCAAAGATTAATTGATATAGGTCAGTCTAAAAATATATTTATTAAGTATCAAACAAATTTTACAGAAACAAAAGCAGGTAAGCATAACATCTTTAATTACATACCACATTTTAGAAATGTGTCTATGGTAGCTTCTGTAGATGGTGTAGGTAAAACTATAGAATACATGAGAAGAAGAACAGATTGGAATAAAGTTTTAGAGAATGTTGAAATCTGTAAGAAATATCCTAACGTAGTTGTTGACTTTAATGGTCTAGTTTCGTTTTTAAGTGTTATGAGATTTTATGAAGTTATAGATTATTGTTTAGAAAGGCCTGAATTGGTGGATCAAATCAACTGGGCAATGTTAGAAAATCCAGTACATTTAAGAGTGAACAATTTGCCAGAAAAGATTAAACAAAATTTAATTCCTAAATATGAGAAGTGGCCTGACATACAAGCTGCATTAAGAAAACCAGCTGATGAAGGTATTAATATACAAGATACATTGCAATATCTTTTAAAACAAGATAAATTTTATGAAGGAACAAAATGGGAATCACATTTGTTTGAAGTGTTTCCTGAACTAGAAGAATTTTATGATCCAATGTATAACCACAATGTTAATTTGGATCTAAATATAAAGAAACAAGAGGATATATTATGACATTTGACGAACTACAAGAACTCGCTGACAAAGACCTAAAAATAAATGATACTGAACTTGATTTAGAATCATTAAAAACACCACAATTACATAACAAGTATATGAAGTTTCATAATCAATATACTAATTTATTAAAGAAGGCTGAACAAGACTTGGCAAGATTGACAAGAGAGAAATGGGAATACTATACAGGCAAAGCAGACCCTAGTGTATATCAGGAAAGACCTTTCAATCTGAAGATATTAAAACAAGATGTTGACAAATATCTTAAAGCTGATGATGACCTTATTAAGTTAGAACAAAAGGTAACTTATGTACAAAGTGTTGTTGACTACCTAGATAGAACAGTTAAGATTATTTCTAATCGTGGCTTTCAAATTAAGAACGCTATAGACTGGCGTAAGTTTACATCTGGCGTAATCTAAAATGCAAAACATAATAGTTGACAAGGTCAATGACGTGTACCTACGTATTGACGCAGACGCAAGTATCCGTAGAGAGTTATCAGATTATTTCTCGTTTGAAGTACCTGGTTACAAGTTTACGCCTCAATTTCGTAATAGAGTTTGGGACGGAAAGATACGGTTATATTCGTATGCTACAGGTCAATTATATGTTGGATTGTATCCTTACTTAAAAGACTGGTGTAAGAAGAAAGATGTACATATTGTCGAATCTAGTCAAATCCTTGCATATAACAGCGGCATAGCCGCCGATATAGACGGTTTAATCGAGTCTTATGATATGTCTATCACGCCGAGGGACTATCAAATTAACGCTTTCAAGTTTGCACTAGAATATGAAAGAGGACTAGTTTTATCGCCTACTGCCTCTGGTAAATCACTTATCATCTATATGTTATGCCGACACTATCTGAATATGATAAACAACAATATTCTTATAATAGTACCAACAACATCACTAGTAGAGCAATTATACAAAGATTTTAAAGACTATGGTTATGATGTAGAAACAAATGTCAGTAGAAAGTATCATGGATATGATATAGATGAAGACAAACGTATAGTTATATCAACATGGCAATCATTATACAAAATGCCTAAACAATTTTTTGAAGACTATGGTGCAGTTATAGGTGACGAGGCACACTTGTTTAAGGCTGTATCGTTGACAAAGATAATGACTAAACTAACAGATTGTAAATATAGAATAGGTCTTACAGGTACGTTAGATGATAGTAAAACACACAAGTTAGTATTGACAGGTCTATTTGGTGTGGTTAACAAAGTTGTATCTACTACAGAATTAATTGAAAGAAAACAACTTGCAAATCTAAAAATCAAATGTCTGAACTTAAAGTATCCTGAAACTGAAGCCAAAAAAGTATATGGTGTAAAATACTTTGAAGAACTAGAATACCTCACTCAAAATACTGCTCGTAATAAATACATACGAAATCTAACCTTAGCACTTAATGGTAATACATTGTGTCTATTTCAACTTGTTGAAAAACACGGAGAGATTTTATATAAACTGATTAAAGAAAAAGTAGACCCAAAGCGAAAAGTGTTTTTCGTTTATGGGGGAACTGAAACAAATGATAGAGAAAAAATTAGAGCAATCACAGAAAAGTCGGACAACGCAATTATTATCGCTTCTTTCGGGACGTTCAGCACTGGTATCAATATTCGTAATTTACACAACATTGTTTTTAGTAGCCCTAGTAAAAGCCCTATAAGAATATTGCAAAGCATTGGCCGTGGGCTTCGTGTCGGTGATAAGAAACAGTCTGCTACAGTCTATGATATTTCAGACGACCTTACATACAAAGATAAAAAGAACTTCACATTAACACACTTTCAGGAAAGAGTTAACATCTATAATAGAGAAAGCTTTGACTATGAAATACACAGCGTAGATTTAAAATGATTTCAGACGAAGATTTTAAATTTTTATTAGATAAGAGTCAAGGCTCTAAAAAGATATTAGAGATAGGTACAGGTACAGGTAAAAGTACAGCCGCATTAAGACTCAACGCTGAGGTGTACACCATTGACAGAAACGATATAT